ATAAAAGCCAATTGGTCCAACCATATAGTTTCCCCTTTTTTTACTCTTATATTTCTTTTTTCTTTTCTTCTTTTCCAAAAGATATTCTTTAAAGGAAATTTTTTTCATGTGTATTTTATATTTACACTAAAATAAATGTTTGACAAATATATAATTTAGTGTAAATTTATTACTCTATGAGTACAGAAAACAACCAACTCGAAAACGAAATCAAAGCTGCCAAAGAAGCAATCGAAGCAGTCCTCAAGGAACACGGTGTCACCTTGCTCCCTGTAGTTGTTCACCAAGGCAACAGAACCTTCTCCCACATCGATGTGGTCAAGGTTCCTGCTGAACAAGCTACTGCTCCAGTTGTTTCCCAAGACCAAGCCTAATTCTTCTTAAGAAGAGGGTATAGGTCACGAACAGCCTTTGATAAATTATATTCGGACATCCTTTTAAGGGGTATCCATTTATAATCAGCGTGTTCGAAAGATAAACTAGGGACAAAGGGTTCCGAAATTCTCATGATGAATGAGAAACAAGAACCCTTTGTCTCTCTTTTTTTATACTTGATCATATCCACCACTTCCCCCTTGGGAAGAAAACCAATCTCTTCCTTACATTCTCTTTGGGCTGTTTGATAAGGAGTTTCTCCTTTTTCCGAATGACCTCCAACCAAACTCCATTTCTTGTTATGCTTTTGCAGTAACAAGGTTTGATTGTCTGGTGTCAAAAATAAAAACCCTGCACCCTCATACTTTTTACTGACAAAATCGGAAAAGTTCATTCGCCTTATTATTTATATTGCTTTTAGAAAATTTTTTGATATATTAGAATATTATGGAAACTATTAACGAGATTTGGAAACCTGTATTTTTAGAAGAATTTAAACATTTATACGAAGTATCAAACAAAGGAAATATCCGCCGTCGAGACGGTAAGAAAAAATTGTATGGACATATCAATAGACTAGGATATCACGAAGTTAAATTCTACAACAAAGGACACAAATCATTTTTGGTTCATAGATTGGTAAAAATAACCTTTGATTACAGAGAAGATTATAGCAACTACCATGTCCATCATAGAAGTCCAGATAAAACCAACAATGCATACTATAACCTGCAATATCTGACCCCCCAAGAACACAATGAACTGGAAAGAAAAAAGGGAACTAACAAAGTAGGAGTCATGGGAAGAAAAAGTCTGAAGTTCAAGGGACTTATCGGAAAATTCGACAAAGAAGGATACCTCTTAAACTTTTACGAAGGACTGTTTGATTTGACCTCAAATGGTTACAATTCAAAATTGGTTTACAGGTGTGTCAATAAAAGATCAAAAATATATGCAAATCATATATGGAGAAGATTTCCCAAAAATCATAAACCAGAAATTGGAAAACTATATGATACAAACGATCCAATGTTTGATAAAACTATAGCAAAGTTTAAAAAAGAAAAGAAAAAAGAATACCAGATGGCACTCAAATTCTAAATGAAAATAGCCCTTACCAAAGAAGAAGCAGAACAAGCAGCTATCATGGGAGTCAAAAGAAGACTCACCAATCTATTCCGAGAACTCCGAGACTTGAGCCATCATGGACCACCCATAGGTGGAAACTGGTGGTCCAATGATATCGAAGCAGCAGGAGCCGAATTAGCCTTTGCCAAATACATTGGAGAAGAATGGGTAGGATCGGTCAATACCTTCAGTGCTCCCGATGTAGGAACCAATTGGCAAGTAAGATATACCAATATTGATCATGGATGCCTAATCATTAGAAAAAAAGACAAAGGTAAACTTAATCAAAACTTTGTTCTTATTACAGGTAATATGCCCAATTACACAGTAAAGGGATATATCAAAGGAGATGATGCTCTGGATAAAAAATATGTCCGAAATCCCAATAATGGAGAACCTGCCTTCTTTGTTCCCCAAAAAGACCTTAAAACAAATTTCAAATGATTAGCTATAAACCAATTACCAATTATAAATTATATCTCCGATATTGTGATTTGATAGCAAATTATAATATTATTCAAATATATAAAGAACTTCTAATCAAATTATCAGAAGAAGAACTGGATCTAAACCTATATCTTCATAAAAATATGAAAGAAATGGAAATGAGATCTGTTCTTAATAAGCTACACAGAGAGTACCTATGATGGAACAATTAGATTTTTTTGAAACTTTGTGTCCAACTTGTCCTGTTTGTAACCAATCTTTTAAAAAAACAACACACAATAAAAAATATTGTTCTGGTACATGTAGAGAAATAAAAGAAAAAGAAAAATACAAATATTCTGAATATTTGTTCTGTTCTGTATGTAAAAAAAATTTTACCAAAACAAATAGAAGATTTAAAAAATACTGTAGTCAGTTATGTTATAAAGAAAAAAACAAACACAGAAACCGTTTAATGACAGAACTTCGAAATATTTTATTTATGGTTGATAATCCAAAAGATGAAACCGTTTTCAATCTAACAGGAATAAAATCTAAAGACTTTTTAAAAAAACATTTGGAACAACAATTTAAGGAAGGAATGACATGGGAAAATTATGGAACAATGGGGTGGCATATTGATCACATTAATCCTTGCAGTTCTTTTGATTTAACTCTTCAAGAAGAAAGAAAAAAGTGTTTTCATTATACTAATCTTCAACCTTTATGGTGGTGGGAAAATACTTCCAAAGGAAATAGGATAATATAGTACCATACCCTATATACCCCTATATAAAATGGGGGGCATTGCCCCCTATGACACCTATGACACAATGTTTGTCATAGAGATATTTTTGCAGAGGGGGTCTTCGAATGAAACGTGTTTTCAGGAAACACGATTTTTTTAAAACGTCTTTGAGAAGAGAAGGTGGTTCGAAGTGGAACGAGTGCAAAGAAAAACCCACTGCCCTTGCGAGCAGTGGGTCTGACTTCGAGGTGGAAGTCTATGGGTTGATCCCGAACTTCTTGAGGTATCTCCTCGTAGGATGGAAGCCTCTATCTGAACGGTGCCAAGCCAAGGGTGGCATGGTCTTATCGTGAGGGTAGAGTATACCTCCGATGGTTGTCTCCTTGTTCCAGAAGAGTCCAGAGAGGAGTGCTTTGTTGATGAGGTTACCGACTCGTTTGCTGTGTGATGATTTCATAACAGTATCAATGATAGATGATGAGTGGTTGGTGGACAACCGCCGCGAGTGTCATAAAGAATAGATTGTTCTACTGATGGGAACCTTTGGTTGTCATAAGAACTGGTGGGTGGGTTAGAACCACTGTTCAACTGGGACAACAAGAAGACATGAATCATATTTTCTTGTGAGCGCAGGTGACGGGCTGGACAGATGTGGGAAAGAAAAAACCCCCACGGATTTCTCCGTGAGGGTTCGTGTGAGTTGGGTTGGTTTAGCCCCAAGTCAAGCCGCCGACATCGCTTGGTGAGACTGTGGTAACCACCCCTTGAGCCAAGAGCATTTGGGCACAGAGTTCGGGGTCTTCGCAAACTCCGTTGTAGAGTTCGCCCTCCCACTTGTCGGTGTTGTTTTCGAGGAGGTCGTAGACATCGCCACGGAGCTTGCCCCATCCGAAGATGCGGAAGTTGTCCATTGGTCCCATGTCGGGGTTGTCGTTGATCTCGCGCCAGAGTTCGTGCTCCAGATCGAGAGTGTCCTCGTTGCGCGAACGGGCAGCATTGAGGAGTTCCTTGTGGTTGGCTTGCGTCTTGGTGAGACGCTCCATTGTTCCCTTGGGCACTTCTGCGAGTGCTTCGAGGGTGTTGCTGTTGGTGGTGATTGGATATAAGCGTGTTCCCATAACGAGGATGAGTGTATGTGGAATGGTCAGGAAGGGAAGAAGTTTTTTGCCCGTTGTTGGACTCTACAAGAAAATAAGATTCATACTTTCTTGTAAGGGGTTTGCAGGTGAGAAGTCAGGGAAGTTCTGGTCTGGGAAAAAGAAAAACCCAACCACCTTTCGATGGTTGGGTTGGTTGGGAGGAAAGTATTCCTATCCGTAGATGGCTTCTCCGAAGAGACAACATTGGAGGAAGACATCGCCAGTATCAGCATCTTCGTTTTCGTTGATGAAATCCATCATGTGACGAGGATACTTTTCAGCCATGATCTTAAGACCTCTTTCGATGGCTTCCAGATCAAGGCGTTTGTCTTCGGAGTCTTCATCTTCCATGTCACCCACGACGAGTGCCCCGCCTTCGTTCAAGGGATAATCCAGATGGCGGTAGACTTGATCCTTATCGGTTCGGAACGTGAGAGCTTTTGGCTCCACGAATTCGTTGATGACATACCAGTAGTTGCTGCCACCTTCAAAGGCAGAGCAGAGCAGATCGGAAATACGTTCCAAGCTGATGCTATGCTTGACGGCGACTGACAGGGTTTGAGGTGTTTGTGTTTTCATAACGAGCGCGATTATACACAGGATCCAATGGCTGTGAAGGACTTTTTTTCCTGAACCTCGAACACTACAAGAAAATAAGATTCATGCTTTCTTTTGTTCTGGGTTGCAGGTGAGATGTGGATTTGTTTTGTGTGTCGTTGTTTTGTGTGTGTTGGTATGAAAGAAAAAAACCCACCGCCCTTTCGGACGATGGGTTGATCACACCACAAATGTTTCAGCAATCAAACGGGTCGTTTTGACAAGGCCCATTGAAGATTTGTTTGGGGTATACTTTGTTTCGTTTGATGTAGATTCCCCAGTAAGCAAGAGCCTTGTCCTCTACCTTTTTGAACAGGGTTCCATGATCAATGCCACCTGCATAGAAGTGACAGACTTCATGGATGGTGTAGTAGGTGACGTAACGATCCCCACGATTCCAAGCCCACTTTGGCAGAGAGAACCAACCCTTGTGGGTGTAGGCTTTGCCGTTGCGAGTGTCCTTGATGATTGCGCGAGGACGAATCGACAGGTTGAGAAACTTTGCCGTCAAGTCTGCGATACCTTGGATATCTTCCAGCTTGAGTGTGGATGGAATTGCATTAGTAGTCATAACGTCAGCGAGTGTAGATTGGAATGATCGAGGGACAAGGACTTTTTTGCAGGTGGATCGAGACAACAAGAAAATAAGATTCATCCTTTCTTTTGAGAGGTGGAATCGAACCAAATGATTTCGGACAGAGAGAAAGTGTAACTCAAACAAAAAACCCGCCCCCTTTCGGGAGCGGGTTGGTTTGAGCGGGAGGGATTAGTGCAATTCGATCAGATCGCCGCAGACCTTAACACCTGCGATGTTTTCGGGGTTAAGGATGAATTGACCGAATTTGTTACGCTTAAACTCCAGAGCCTTTTCGATGTCACGCTTTGCCAGAGTAAGCGGACGGCTGTTGACAGGCTTCTTCGGATTTGTCGGAGGAGCAACTTGCTCCTTTTGTTGGACGAATCCGTAGAGGTAGATTTCACCAGTTTCTTTGTGTTGGCGAATACCTTTGCCGATGTTATCGAATGTATCTTTTTGCGTGTAGCTGCTGCTCACGCCTTGGGTGAGCGTTTCGGTGAGCGACTGAAGCATTTGCCCCTTGGCTTCGGTTTCAATGTCGTTGCTCGGCTGATAGGCTTCCAGAGCGATTTTGTCCGCTTCGCAAGCTGCCTTGTAGTCGATACCAAAGTTAAGCGTGTAACGCGAGGTTTCGCCTGTGCCTTTGGTCATGTAGAGGAACGAGATGAATTTGCATCCGTTCGTGGTGGATTCCCTCAAGATGTCGAGGGTATTGATTTTGATGTTAGCCATAACTTTTGTCTATTTTGTTTGGTTGTTTGTGTTTGTGTTTGTGTCTTTCGACAATGCCGACAATACCAGAACACACAGCCGATGCAATGGATTTTTTTCCCGTGGGAACACTCTACAAGAAAATAAGATTCATGCTTTCTTTTGAGCCTGAAAATTGACCGGGCGAAGAAGACGATTTCGTTCTATCGGTTGGTGGGAATTCCTGGCGAGGAGGACACCAGACAAGAAAATAAGTTTCCCAATTCTCACATCCCAATGAGTTTGGGTTATTAAATATAGGTTATTAGATATAACCTATTGATATTCAACTACAAAGAAAAGGGGTGGTGACCACTCGGCCACCACCCCAACACACAACACACCTATCTACTAATTTTCTAAATCTACATAGATATTCTTCTTTGCCAATGCATTGAGAATATCGAAGAACTCTTCGCGGCCTTTGATAGATCCATCCTCTTCAATATTGTTTCCAAAGGACTCTTCAATGTCCAATACATCTTCCGCATGGTGTCCAAAGGAGATTGCATCTATGAGCGTTCTATTGTTGTCTCCCCAACTGAAGGGTGCATCTTGGCTAATCACATCATAGAACCAGCCATGCCAATCTTTGGGAATGATATCTGATATTGGAACGAACTTTGCAATTTGAGTTTCTGGTAGTTTAAGTTTCGTTTTCATTTTATTTAATTTTTCGCTTACAAGAAAATAAGTTTCTGGATTATCTAATCGCGTGTGCGCGTATACGTATATGCGTCACCTGCGGGTATGCGACATGGTGTTGCAATTCAACACACTGTTGCAAATTTACTCGTCTTTACTGGGTAAAGCTCGAAGGGTTCATTATCGAAGTTGTAATGATAGTAGTCCAAGTATTGAAGAGTCTTTTGAAGTTGTTTGGCAAAGAGAATAGTGCGGCGGCATCGACTGCACTCGTAGAAGCCAAACGATGGAACCTCTACAAGCTCACCCATTGAGATGACCTGTTGTTTGTCGATGACAGATACGAGTTTGCCAACTTTGCACTTGGGACAATCAGAGTTTTCTTTAGGTGTTTTCATAACACGGACATTGAATCATTTTAAAAGAACTATGGCAAGAACTTTTTTTCCTGATCCTCGAACACGACAAGAAAATATGATTCATCTTTTCTTTATCGCCTGAAAATATCAACTAAAGTTGATGTCAGTATATACAAAAGAAAAAACCCCCTGTCTTTCGACAGAGGGTTTTGAGAAGGGATTTTCTGTTTGTCAGTGTTGCTTGTAGCTAATGCAATAAACCGACCTGTCCCAACAAGCTCGACAATCTCCACAGATATTGTTTTGCTTGGAAGCGGGGCAAGTAAATCCATCCTTGGATACACCGCTCACTTGAACCCCCAAGCGTTGCGCGACGGAATCGGGAGTTTTGCCATCAAGCATATAGGCAGAGAGACGAACACAGAGGTTGTCGGGAAAAGAATTTTCAACCTTTGCGATGTAGTCAGAGACGATGCCGTATTCTCTGGTGGGAAGCCAGAATTTGATTGACGGAAGATTCTTTGCAACTTGCACAATCTTTTGCAGGTGGTCGATGTCTTGTAAATCTCCGCTGTCATGCCAGCGAAAGAATCCGCTCTTTTCCTTTTTATTGATAAGGAATGTCATGGCATCAACCCACAGAGGATTAGTCAAAGACTGAAAACGTTTTTCCATAGCATCAATGACGTTTTGGAAAATGTAACGACCCTTGAGCGCATAGCACTTGGAGCAAATGCTTCCCTTGATCTTGCGAAGCAAAGAACCGACCTTGCAACGAAAGGCAGGGATTGAATAAGCATGACCGGGCATCTTGCTCGGTGCGGATAGTGTGTGAACGATTTGTTCGGCTTGTTTTGTTGTGGTGAATTTCATAACGCGCAAAGAGTAAGCAATTGCCTCGAACCTGACAAGGATTTTTTTCCTGAATCTCGAACACTACAAGAAAATATGATTCATCTTTTCTTTTGTTCTGGGTTGCCCTATGCGAACGACTTCTCATACGGGGAAAAGAAAAAAGACACAGACTTTCGCCTGTGTCTTTCTTTTGTTATGACTACACCAATCCTAAATTTTATTTGTAATCAAAGCGTTTCCACTTATCGAGTTGGGTCTTGAGATGCTTGTAGGTTTCCGAATCATCACCTGCATACTCATACAAACAATCCACTGCTTCCGATGCAAGAATGACAAGTTTGGTGAGTTGGTCATTATCGACCATGACCATTTTTTTATTGGTAGTTTCTTTTTTCATTAGAATGAGAAGCGAGCAAGAGTGTGATCTTTCCACACGAATTTGGTTGCACCGATGGAAGTGTCCGTGACTTGCCATTCCGCAAATCCGCGCTCGACTGCTTGCTTCTTCAAGGGCGCAGCCATAAAGATCATGCAAGCAAGGAACGTGAGGATAATTCCAAGGATGAAGGTGAGTGCCATCAAGATGTAGGCATCTGTTTCTTTAAAGAGTAATGGTTTTTTCATGAGTTTTTATTTCTATCAGTTGTTTGGTTTTTTGTCAAGCACCTTGTTGGATTCGAACCAACGCATAGGAGTTTTGCAGACTCCCGCCTTACCACTTGGCTAAAGGTGCGTATGCCCAGACTATTCCAATATCAGGATGACTCAAGAACTTTTTTCCTGAATCTCGAACACGACAAGAAAATAAGTTTCACGATATCCAAGTTTCACATCAATACGGGGGTTACCAGGCGCCGACAAGAAAATAAGTTTCACAATTCCCAGTTATCTCTAACACTGAGAACTGTTTATGAACAACCAATTTTACTTTAAATAGACATCGATGATCTTGGCTCTGGTCTTTTGAATGTTTCCGTTGCGGGTAAAGTTGCCTTTTGCGCTGTATGGAAGTCCATCATTGGGGACACGATAGAGTCTGCGTTTGATTCCCATAGGTTTAAGCATGGTTTCAATCAAAAGCTCTCCCTCTCTGTCATTGCTGACTGTTACTTTCTTGGTATTGAGTGCTGTTTGATCTTTGACTTTGTATTTCTTTTGCACGACACCATTTGCATACTTGTAGTATTTGGCTGTCTTGGATTCATGAATGAGTTTTCCAAAACAAATCAAACCATCAACTTTGAATGGTGAAGTCTTGTTGTTCTTTGCCTTTACCATCGTAAAGGTTTGAAAGATCATTTGATCTGATAGAGCAGTAGATATCATTGTTGTATTTTTCTATAGTGTGTGCCTACGCGCACGTATGCGCTACGTGCGGGTATGCGACACCATGTTGCATTCTAACACACTGTTGCAGCGTAACAAGAGTTTATTTAAGAACAATCTTATTAAGAAAGAATGCCCTGAAGAATGGGAGGAAGAAGCCATCCCTGACAGGATCATAGTTAGGGTTACTGAGAAGAAGAACTACTTGATCCAATCTTCTCGTTATGTTTTGTTTCAGTTTTGCTTTCATAAAACTTCTCGCCACGGCGCATTTTGATTACGCCATCGGCGCCAGGATAAAGATGCGTTGAACTTCATTGCTTTTTAATTCCGTAATTTGTGTTCGGGCGAAAATGCTATCAGTCATCACCCAACCAGCGCACCACTGCACTGACCCCCAGATATGTAATGACGATGATTGCACATACAGCCGAGAAGATAATAATACTAAAGATCAGTAGGGTTTTCCCTATAGATGTATTTATCTCCCACTTGTTCGCAAAAACCCTCTTGAACCATGTAGTCCAATTGTTTTTGGATATCTTGTCGTAGTAGTTCGTTAAGTTTTTCATCGTCCATGTGAGATCCGAATTCAGGATCGTATTCAACATCTGCATCGCGGCAAAGATCCTTGATGTACTTCTCCATTTGTTTTTCTTTTTTTGTCATAATATTTGTGGGGCGGGAGGGATTCGAACCCCCAACCAATCGATTATGAGCCGACTGCTCTAACCATTGAGCTACCACCCCAAAGTTCTTAAGCTGCTTTTTTCATCATGCTTTGTGGAATCTTGGCAGTCTTACCTGTATACAATTCATAATACTCCACGCCTTCTTGCCACCCAGTATCTTCCATGTCTCCATCGGAGGAGAACTCGAATGCTTCTGGGAAGATCTCAGCAAATGTGAGAAGAGCAAAGCAGACCAAGAGATCGTAAGGTTTACGGGCGGTCTTGCAGAAGTCGCTGTGTCTACCATGAGTAGTAGGACGCGACCAATGAAGGTTAAACGTTTCATGATCGAGCTTCTCTGATCCATCTCCATTGAACCAGATTTCGGTTTCGTTGAAGATAGGTTTACCATCTCCAAGTCCACCGCAGATCTTGATCCCTTTGTTAGGCAACCAGTTGGCAAATGATTTAATTTGCTTGCTGGCTCGTTTAAACTTCTTGCGAAGCGTTTCGGTGTTTTCGATCCTGTTAGGCTCGAAGTTCCAGTAGTGTGTATATCCCATATTATTGTTCTCCGTTGAAATGGTATTCGTAATCAGCCGCTTTTTCAAGGGTATTAATAAAGCGAATGGAAAAGATATCTCTGATTTGAGTATCCAAGTCACCCCAAGTATCAAGAGCAATTCCATAATTGCCGTTGAGGATTTCCCCACAGATGAACAGAACGTCCGCGAGGTCGTTGCTATGCATTTTGAGGAGTTCGTAGTCACCAGACATGGCACTACGATTGAGGTGTTTGATTTGGCGAGCAATGATCCTTTGCTTGATATTGCGAGCCATAGCTTTGAGTTTTGTGGTGTTTGGTTTTTTCATGACGTAAGAAGGTTAGACGCTGGCTGGTTTCTCGTCAAGACTTTTTTGAAACTGTTGGATAATTTTTTGAAATTGTTCATTTGACAATCCCAAGTCTTCTTCGACCCAATCATCCCAATTGGAATTGAGGTAGCAGAGAGCATAGTCAATCACGCGATTCATTATTTGATTCTTTTTCATGTTAGTATGATAGTTCGATTTGGTGTTCGCCACGGAAGATAGTTTGAGGTTCGAGTGAAAGCAATTCAAAAATAGGATAAGTTTCTCCCTCAACCCCACTATCCACTTGAATGATTTTGATAATGCGATAACGATCTTTTTTCCTGCCAAGTTTCACAACATTACCAACAGCAACATTGTTACCACGTTTGTCTTTTGTAATCATATTAGCGGATGTATTGATCCTCGGCCAACCAAAAGCCCAAATGCGTGAGCGCAGCATGAGCAGCGGTGTTCGGATCGGTTGCTTCGATTTCAAAAACATCATGTGGGTTGTTGTCGTTAACCACAAGATATTTCTTGATGGGTTTTCTCATTTGCTTACGAACACTTTTCGTCGGAAGGGAGAAAAGTCTTTTAGTAAGTGTCTTGGTCATTGTCTTCATTTAGTTAGTAGTTCGATGGTTTGTTTCTTAAGTTCCTCAATGCTTATAAGGATTTTTGAAGCGAGCGTCAATACTTTTTTTGTTTTTTTATCAGAAACATCTTGAGTATCCAAAATAGCATCAATGGTATCTTTTGTCTTGTCTTCTTGATCCCCGCACCATTTAAGAATCTCGGAAATACTTTTGTCTTGTTTCTTATTCATTATTTTCGTTTGAGCGCGAGCTTCAACTGCTTTGCGTCTTGCTCTTTCTGTTTGTCGTGGAGCTTGTTGATCTTCTCATTCATCTTCTGGAATGTCTGATACAATTCCTTATCGATGAAGCAAGCATAGTTGCCATCAATTTCTTGGGAGATTTCTAAATCATCAGCAAGTTCGAGCGCAATTTCTTTTAGCTCTTCGTAGGCTTCGTTTATTTTTTCTTGTATTGTCTTTTTCATAAGGTTACCATGTCCATTCACTAACGAGTTCCTTTTGAAGTTTCTTGGGTGCGCTACTGATAGGAGAGTGTTCATGGTCGTGATTCTCCAACCAGTTTGGATAGCTGAAGTATTCTCCGCAGAAGTCCACACCTTCTTCGATATAGGTCAAGCGGAATTCTCGGCCAGTTAGTTTCGAGAGTTGCGCCACAATCGGAATCGGAGGACTCCATGCAGTATCCATTGTCATGCAATGTTTGCTTTGATTTTTCTCCGCATCCATGTCGCAGTTCCATTTGGTTCCCCAGTTTTGCACACACCAATCCCACCAGTTATCCGCGCCATACTTTTGTATGAGTGCTTCCCTGATAGTAGGATCAGTGTCCTTTGGTGTTGGAGATGTGGTTCCGCGCAATTCATCAGGCATAGGACGAATCAACTCGAAGTCCAATCTTCCATTGGAAATGTAATCTCTGAGGACATCCCAGATCGAATCGTTACTATCCTCATTCAGCATGAGAACGTTTGTGCAATAGTTAGGCATAACTTTTAATCTCCTTCATTTCTTTTTTGGTTAGTGGTTGAACTTCCATGATTTCAGTATCTGCCATCTCGAAGCGTTCGAGAAAACATTTACCAGTTGTTTCGAGGAAGTTGTAGTCGAGTTCATTCACACAGTCAAGAACATCGTTCGAGTTTTCCGCGAGGACGTTCAGACTGATCGTGACTTTGATGTTGTAGCGGTTCATAACGATTGCAGCCTATTCGAGGTCGCTATGATCGTCAAGAGTTTTCTTCACATATTTTTCGATCTTATTCCAAGTCGTTCCTTCGTTAGCATTCACATAGTTGTAGAGGTAATTGGAAACAATCATAGCCTCACGGATTGTGATTTCACGACCAGCCTTGGCTTCGTAGTCTTCAGGTGTCCATGCTTCGATGTAACACTCTGGATACGTTTGCTGAAGAGCGAAAAGAGCTTCGAGGAAATTGGGTTTGCTTCCAAACCCTTTTCCGTAATCTTGACGTTCTTCTTGAGTAAGAAGACGATCCTTTTTCATTGGATGGTGTCTTACTTGGTTTCGACATCCTCCAAGACTGTGAAAGTCTTGAGGCGTTTGAATGCATCGCCAAGGGCGGCATCGACTGTGGTATAGCCATACTCGGTTTGAGTATTGCCATTGATATCATCATACTCGTATCCGTAAAGATCTGTCTCTTTAAAGAAGACGATTGACAATGTTGGTATATGTTTCATTTATTCTTTCTGTTTAGTTGTTTTGGTTGTAGTAGTAGAGGTGATCAAGAATTCTACCTTGACGAACAATTCCGTCAAGCCAATTTTCTTGGGTAAACTCCACCACGCTAAGAGCCATGAAAGATGGCTTTTGTTTCCTGTGGAGGAATCGTTCCGTCAAACTGACGAAATATTCCAACACAACACTTATTGGTAGCATGAATTTCTTCATTACAAGAAAGATTAAAGCATAAAGCTGGCAAAGTGTCAACAAGTTTTGATAAATATTTGACCATACCACAACACTCTACAAGAAAATAAGATTCATCTTTTCTTGTTCGGCTCGATGATCCTGAAATTTGTTTCGTGATGTTCCCGAAATTGACTTCGGGAAGATACAAAAAAACCCGTCGATTGACGGGTTGAATGGGATGGGTGAGGATCGAACTCACAACCAATGCCTTAAAAGGGCACTGCTCTACCTTTGAGCTACCATCCCTTGATGCGCGTCTGGCAGGGATCGAACCTGCGACCCACTGCTTAGAAGGCAGTTGCTCTATCCACTGAGCTACAGACGCATGAAAATACTTAACAAGAAAATATGATTCATGGTGATAGGGGAGGGAGCACCACACTCCCTCCCCCTTTGCCTTTCAGCAACCACCACCACTACACATTCTTCTTTTGGAACTTCCCATCATCCCCACGGAGGTTGTAGAACTTTTGACCAGTGGGTTTGACTCCATAAACATCGGGAGAGTATCCGTTGCTGACTTCATCCAAGTGATCATCATAGGATTGATCATCTTCGTTGCAGTAGCAATTGCCATCATCGCAGCAATCATTCCAATCGGAATCCTCGTCCTCATACTCCCCACCATCGGATGAGTAGAGTGGAGCGTCCCAACCGCTTTCGTTGCGACCCAACTTCTCGCGCCAGTTTTCGGTGTATTCACCAACAACTTCGTAGCGGCAAGTGCGTCCTTTGGTGTTGTTGTAATCGGCGGGAATAGCAACAACGTCCTTGGGATTGATCTTCACGATCATGGTCTTACCACCATTACAATCTCGGAAGTGAGGGAGATACGCAATAGAGCAGAAGTGCAATCCGTAACTGCAAGTGCGATCTTTGTCCTCGTCAACTTGGTTGCGCTTCATTTCACAGATAGCACCAACCGCATTGTCAAACTTGCCAGAGTAGATGTCCTTGTAGTCTGCTTTGACATTCTTGAAGGCGAGGAAGTGACCATCTTCAGTGATGGGCAACTCACCTGCTTCAAGGAAGTCATACAACTCGTCAACCGCTCTCTTGGAAGGATTGTCCATGAGATTGCAGAGGAAGTTGAGCATAGGCTTGAAAGGCAAGTCTTGTTGCATGAAGCTAATGACTCGTTTGGTCAAGGTGTTGTGAACAGATTCACCATCGAACACGATCATGCCATCCTTAATCTCGACGTTGGTGTTGTGAACGTAGTCACGAACCTTGCGAGAGAGGTCAACACAATCCAAGAAGGTTTCCCAATCGCTATTGCGAATAGCGTCAAGTGCCTTGGCATGGTTCGGGTGATCGGTTTCCACGGAGTATGCCGTGCCGTCGATGACAGCGGCGATCTTGCCGTTGCCTGTGATAGTAACTGCTGTGGTATGGTTATTCATATCGTCTATTAGGTTATATGGTTTGTTGTTAGTTGTCAATGGATTTTTTCCATTATTTTTCAAGTGCTTTGGCAAGCACCAGATACTTGTCGCAATCGTAGTGACCGCAATTACGGATGAAGTCAAACACAATCGCTTCCGCTTCATTAAGAGGGAACTTGACTTTCTTTCCACTCTTGAAGTTTTCCAAGTAGTGTGAAATGTCTTTGAGTTTGACATACTTTGTTTTCAAGGTCTTGAGCGTGTTGAGCGCGACTTTGATGGAATTGGAATCATCAAGGTCTTTGAACTTCTTATGACTTGTGATCTTATCCATGTGATAGAACTCGTATTCTTCAAGAGTTTTCAACTCATCGGCATCGAACTCGACTTTGATGTTAGCGTTCCACCACGTTGCAAGATGCTCGCATCCTCCACGTTGGAGAATCTTCTTTTCCTCACGCGAAGAAACCATGCAGACTTCATCACGCGAGATACCGAAAGCGGCGAGGATGTTTGCCAACTCTCCCTTGGTAGAAAGAACTCGGATGCCGTTGAGCTTGAGCTTCAATCCCCAACCATCAGTCTCTTTGACAAAGTAGTATTTAGGCAGAGTGTCGGAAGGTTCGATCACTTCACTCTCCCACTTCTCTTTGTGCATTTCCCCGAAGGTATAGGTAGTAATATCTTCCTTGGCTTTTTGCACAACTGTTCCGTTGCTACGCACTTTGCGTTGAGCAGTAGGAGAAGGCAACGAAGATACCGCTTTGAACATATCGGATGTGAACTTGTTTTTGAGAAGATTGTCATAATCGGTCTGATTGAAAACCATGACAGTCTTGCCACTGGAAGAAACGTATCCACGAACTCGACGCTCGCCACCACGAACAACGTCATTACGGAACCATTCGATGTCGCTACCGAATTGTGGTTGAGTGCTGACACTGATCTTGCGACGATGCCAACTACGTTTGCTGAACAACTCCATGTCAGGCGCGAGCTTTTTGAAAAAGCCAGTAGGTTCGGTAATGTCGATACCTTTCCAAGTGATCTTCATTTCATCTTTCTTCACGCCGATACGATTGACGTTGAGGAAGTAGAACTTGTCGATGAAGAACAACGTAGCGCGGATAGCTTCAAGCAACGTCTCTTTGCTGTCGATCATTTCAGTCACCTTGACAGGCAACTCTTTCTTGACCTTGGCAAGTTTGTCATGAACTGCCTTGATTGTCATAGGCGTATAGGACAGAGCATCCCTTGCAGGAGTGAAGTCCAACTCACCCATAGCGAACTTCAAGACCAATCCGTTGCGAAGCATTTGCTGATACTCGCCTTCTTCATCGCGCACTTGATAGGTGTCGATAGGATAGGTCACGCCACCCATGATGGCGAAGGATTGACCATGATAGCGGTCTGCCATCTTCTCAAAGAAAGCCCAATCGTCCGATTTGAACAACGGAGTTTCCACGCCCCAATCCAACTTGCCGCCACTGATCGTTGGCTTAACGTCGAAGAAGCGGAAGGCTTTTTGCGTAGCAACAAGGAAGTCTTGGAAGTCTGTGGACTTCACAGGAATTTGAATCTTCACACCATTGGAACCAGAATGATTCTCGGTTGACATGAGTGCGATTGCAGGAGTGCCTTCCTCGTTGAAGTAAGCATTGTAGATACGACGAACTCCATTGTGAGTAGAAGTCACGGAGAAGTTATCGGTATAACAGAAAGGAGACTTGCTACCCAATCCCAAGCAACCGATCTGACTGTTGCTGTTGGTCTTGGTCGAAGCAAAATAGACAGTGTAAATCTCGTAGATGTCATCATGCGAGATACCCGTCCCGAAATCTTCAATGGCAAGCCAAGGTTCCAAGGTGTTCGGAAGATGAATGTGGAAGGGTTGGTCAGCTTTGCCAGCAGCAGTCATGCTGTCAGCGGCGTTGCAACCCAACTCACGCACGATGGCGAGAGGTTTGTCGGAGTAGAGGTCAGAGAGGATTTGAAATGCCTTCTGACTTGTTTTCATACGGAATTGCGCCTCGTTGGACACGTTTCCGATACGCTCGATGGTGTTGGTGGTGGTGTTTAGTTTCATGATGATTTTAGGTTAGTTGGTTTGTGGTTAGTTGTAAAGATAATTTTGCTTTGAGCAAATCTTTTCTAATTGTTTAAGAGCACGAACGTATTCAGGATCGAGCCACTTGTCAAGAATATATTTCAATTCTTTTTCCAAGTGTTGTGGAAGTTTTTCACTTGACACGACCTTGTATTCGTCTGTGCTTTTGAACATGGGGAGATCATGACAAATTCCCGCGCCCGTGGCAAGAACTTTTTTTGCCCGTGGGTGCATTCAACAAGAAAATAAGATTCATCTTTTCTTGTTTGGGGTTAACCGGACCACAGGGACCACAAGGCCCACATGGTAAAAACAAAAAAGGCCACCATCTTTCGACAGTGGCCTTTGTTTGCGCGAGGAGGAATTCTATGGGATGATGTCGGGAACCAAGGTCAGATCAATTTGTTGTTTAGGATCGTATCCGTGTTTCTTCCACCAAGGTTCTTTCGGCGCACAACCAATCAAGTTGAAGATCAGATAGCCGATCAAGATCCAGAACAAGGTTGCCCAGAACAAAGAAAGAATGAGGGTGACCTTCTTCATTCCGTTTCGCTTCCTTCTATGTTAATCGGAATGTCATCGAGCGACGAAGGAATGTTTTCTTCTTCATCGTAGTAAGGTTTGCTGTTGATGCCTGACAGATAGAAAGACTCCATCATGTCACAGTCTTCGTCCCAGTTGTTTCGTTGGGGCAGGTGAACTTTGTATTGATGCATAAGATTAGCGGGGTAGAGGTTCATGACCATTCTCGAAACGAGAAAGATCGACGGAGAGAGCATTAAGTTCCTCAAGGTGTGCCTTGTAGAGTTTATGCAACTCGGTGATGTAGTTGTCCAACTTGCGACGAAGGCGTTGAGCCTTCCGTTGTTCTTTGTTTAGTTTTTTCATATTGGGTTTATTGTTTGTATGCATCAGGTTTGTATGCATCAGTAATGTCTGACACGGAAATGGTCAAGACTTTTTTTCCGAAGACACAAACGATCCCGTCTTCGAATCGTTGCATCTTGGGAACATTGTAACCATTCTCTTCCTCATCGAGTTTGAAGAAGATATGACGGACGAGTTCGTTAGTTGTCATGGTGGTGTTATAGTGGTTGGCTGTTTTGGTGTCAATGGAATTTTTGGCCCATTGCACTAAAGCAGCGGTGACTTCGTTTCGACGTTTAGCCGCCTCGAAGGTTTCGTCGTATTGGGTTTCCGTAGAGAAGAGCCATTGGATCATCTCTTTGGCTTCTTGGGTGGTTGGTGTATTCATCGTGGACAGTTTTATCAGGTACACATTCAGGGGTCAACAGGTTTTTTCGGGGTAGGCCAAATCGACAAGAAAATAAGATTCATACTTTCTTGTCTGGTCAGTGTTAATCTCTGTAAAAAAACGAACGTTTAAATACCTTCCAACAAGAAAATAAGTTTCACGATAACCCTTTATCAAAAAAAACTCTTGACAAAAAAGAAGGATCCTGCGAGAATTACCTCACAGGATCCTTTGTGTTTGAACGACCCCTCTGGTCGCCCCTGCTTCTAAACGAAACCCAGATTACTTCTTACGTCGAACTGCGAAGCGGCCTTTGCGATCACGGATATTGTGAAAGCGAGGACGGAGACGCAAAACGGAACCGTTCTTATCAAAACCCAAGAAAGAGTATTTCTCAGGATTGATGTATTCAGAAAGAACTTCCATTTTGATGTCTCTGGGCGTATTGCGATTGATCTCACCATCAGTAAAATCAACCAAGTTATAGCGAATCTCCTTTGTCATTTATTCTTCACCTCCTTCCTCTTCATCAGAAATCTTTACTCTCTTCATTTTCTTTTGAGTACGAAGAAATTCATCATAAGTTCCAAGCATTTGCTTTCTTGAATCTTTAGAAAGATGAGGCCAGAAACTATCATCTGCCTTCATACAGTTTTTGTTCCACCAGAATCCACTATTCATATTAATACATTATATCACGTTTTGAGGTAACATCAAGTGTTATTTTTACACCATGTTGCATTATCGCAGAGTGACCAAAGATTTGAACCTTTCTCCATTATAGGTTACAGTTACAGTGTCCCTTCCGAGCATATCTTCTTCAATGTTCTCGAATTGGACATCATCCATAGGAACCCATTCTCCATGAATGTTCACATGAGGCTTGGGTTCCCATCCATATTCTTCGTCTGCATATTCACTCATAAATTGAAATCCTTTTTTCATATTAGTTAGTAATCAATTGGGCTGATGGTGTTTGATTAGGAGTAGCCACCCTGACAGGCGTTGCCACAGGCACAACAGAAGGCAAGGGCACACTGTTCGTAGCATTCATATTCGCCACTTGAGTAGCAACTTGAGTAATTTGTTCCTCAGTCATTACAGGTGTTGTGTTATGCATGGGTAATACTCTAAAGATAATAAGAAGAACTGTCAAGACCAAAACCCATTTAAAAGGTTTTGTATCCATAATCTTAACACTGACAATAGTTGCCATCACCCATGCAAATAGTACAAAGAATACAGGGGGATTATATATCCATCCCTTAAGACTATTAATGGTATTGATGTTCTGAGCTAGTACGAAGACAGGTTCTTGGTCCATGAAAACAAAGCTATAGGAAAAGATCTTACCTGTCAAAGGATTTTTTCGTACTTTTCGTACGGATATTTTCCAACAAGAAAATATGTTTCATGATTTTCAAATAGAATTTCGGCGCCTGGCGCCGACAAGAAAATAAGATTCATACTTTCTTGTGAATATTCAAAAAACTATTGCCAAGTCCCCTAAGACCTGATACATTTATAAGCATGGGGAAGAAGTATTTCGGGGGATTCAAACAATCGTTTGAAACAATCTTTGGTCAAGAGATTTCCAAGTTAATTACAACCTATATGAAAACCAATTATCAATAACATATTTTCTTGTATTGAGCATTGGCTCTAATTTTTCAAATTTTTTTCCCAAAATTTTTCCAAAAAATTTCTTGTTGCAACTAAGTGTAATAAGATATTTTTTGTTTTAAGATTAAGATTAATAATAATATAATAAGAATTATATAAGGGAATATATAATATGATATAGAGAAATCTTATTATAATTCATCTTCCAAGAATATTCTTATACAGAGATAAACACAGAAGAATAGTCCAAGATAAGCAAATATGTCCATAGGGGAATAAAAAGAATTGTTGGACAGTAAAATATACTCCTTTCTTATTTGGACAATTCTTGGAGTTCTTGTTGTTTAGCTTTTAGTTTAAAGTATATATCAAGAAACTCTCTTTCAACTTCTTTCTTATTACAGAAGAATCTTTTCGACTTGGTTGAAAGTTCTTTAAGTTTATTTTGAAGATGTTTGATATCATCTTCTATG